CCGGAATTCCCTTTGCATCGCGGCCATGGCACCTGCGGCGAGCTTCCTGGGCCTGCCCACCGAATCGTAAAAACGTTCCTCCGGTTCGTGCTGCGCCTGGTCGGATATGCGCGGGCTGTGCGGCGTATCAGTCATTCCATTGGGCCTTTCCTGACTAAAAGCGATCTGAATGTCTCACTTATGGCGAACGGCGCGGGGCGCTGTCCGTCTACAACGTAACGCATTTATAGACACCCGCGCGTTAGTCCGGTCACAGTGTCACGGCATGCCCAAAGCATGACGAAAGGGCCCGCCAAACCGGAGCGGATCCCCTTTATATGAAATGCACCTACTTGGACACGTTGGAGCGTATCCGTTTAGCCACTGCTTTGCGTAGTTCCTGATTCACTGCAAGTTCCTCCACCAGCGCCCGGAACACTTCCACAATCGGGATCCGCGCCCTGCCCGTCTGCGCGGGCAGGTCCATGTCCTCCGGGTACGCCCACACTTTCCTATACAGGCCCGGCGACAGGTCCACGGTCATGCGGATGTCCTTGGCCCGCGGGGCCGTCGCGGCGCGTTCCTCGCCGTCGTCCTGGACGTCGTCGGGCTTCCCTGCCAGGCGGGCGGCGCGGGCGGTCAGGTCTGTTACCTTGCTCATTTGTTCTTCTCCAGTTCCATTGCTGCGGACAGGTAGCCGTACAGGTTCGAGGGCAGGCGGTCGCCAAAGGACTGCGCGACGGGTTCCCTGCTGGGTATCTCAGCACCCAGCACGGCGCACCCGTGCGATTCCAGCGCCGACCGGATCACTTTGGTGCTGGACGCGTTCGCTTTCGTCCGGTTCAGCAGGGCACGGACGCGCGGGTCATGTTCGCGGAGCGGGGCGACGTCGTCTATGGCTTTCAGGGTCGCCGTGACCCGGCGCAGTTCCATCATCGTGGGGGCCAGCGGGATCACCACCGTATCGGCCGCGCGCAGGGCGCTAAAGACGATTCCGGACGTCAGCGGTTCGCGGCCCTTGTCTGTCGCGCCTGGCGTCCATGGCGGCGTGTCGATGATGACCACGTCATAGCGGCCGTCAAGGATCCCGGCGAGGCGTTTGTGGAGCTGCGCGGACGGAAGGCCCACGGTGGGGATGGACCAGTCGGCGGTTTCGGCCCAGTCCAGGATGGAGCCTTGCGGGTCGGCGTCCACGATGACCACGCGCCGGCCTAATTGCTGGTACGCGTGCGCCAGGTAAGCGGCGGATGTTGTTTTGCCAGTTCCGCCTTTCAGGCTGGCTATGGCGATGGTTTCCATAACCGCAGAGTCTACAACAAGTAGACACGGAATGCAGTAGCCACGCGGGAAAGGAACGCAGTAGCGCAGTGTCCACAGCGTTCTGTGAATAAGTGGATAAGTAGTGCAGTAAACACTTGCCTTACACGCTTAGCCGTGTATAGTTAGTCGTGTCAGCAAGGAACACCAGCCACAGACAGGAACCCGAAATGTTCGACCACCTGGAACCCACCGTCAGCCGCCCCGACGCCATCAAGACCGAGACCCGCCGGCCACCCCTGATCCACAAAGGCGGGAAGCCGAGACGATGAACACCCGCCAAACCACAGCGACCTGGGTCCTGTTCGGGCTGCTGGCGGTGCTGATCCTGGTGGCCCTGTTCCGCTGAACTGGGGCCGTCAGGCCCTGATCTTTTCCGACACCGGGACGGCAGGGTGGGCGGAAAGGGCAGGGTTCAGCCTGATAAGCGTCCCCCGTGGTGGGGGATGGCTTATCAGGCTGACTAGTCACCGGTCCGTATAGGTACGGTATGGATGAGGTATAGGTAGGGCCTTGCGGCCCTCAAAGTCAGGCCCCGCGGGTTAGGCGGGGCGCGGACGGCTGCCATGGACGCTGGCGCTAACGGCTGTTGCACAGTTGGGACTGGTCGCCCTTCGATTCCAGGCCTTGCGTATCCTGGTGAAATCCCCTGTTCCATGGCTCGACAAAAGGCACCCTCTGACGGCTCATAACCTCGCATCTCCTGTATTGGACCCTGCGAGGCGGGACCCGCGCCGCCTTTCCCGGACGCGCCCGCCAACCCAGCATGTGCCCCTGCATGGCCGGTGGCGGGTCCAGCCGTGCAGGCGTAAAAACCTGGCGTTCCCGGCTGGTCAAAAAAAATAACCGGGAACATGAACGTTCGACCGGCTTTGTCCTTGACGCTGGATTGGTAAAGTTGTACCCAGCGGTGAGGTTCAAGGTGGTTTTGAACATTCACTCTGAGGCTCCGGAACTGGTAATTCCGGGGCTTCAACATTCAGAACACTACAGCAGATAAATCGCCCGAATCGACTTTGGCTGGCCGTGTCGCTGAATGTGAAAAGGCCCCCGGTGTGTTAATCCCGGGGGCCTTTCCCTATGTCCTGTTCTTTTGCCGGTACGGCGGCGGGCCGGGCGGGGCCGGTGCCGGTTTGAATATGGGTTTCACGGGCCGGGTTTCTTTGTCCCGGCGTTCCTTGAGCGCCATGATGATGGCCGCGCAGGTCTCCAGGTCATCCTCCGAGAAGTCCCGCAGGACGCCGGCGAGGAAGTCCACGCGCTGCGCGGCGTCATATTCCTGGGGCATGATCCCGGCGGACGCCAGGGCGGCCTGCTGGATGACGCGCAAGGGCAGTCCCAGCCCTGTTGATATGCGCTCCAGAGTGTCGGCCCTGGGCATGTGGTTCTGGTGGATGTTGGCCAGCTGCCCGATTTTGGCTTTGGAACATCCGGCGCGCCTGGCGATGTCTGAGTAGCTTTCGCCCGTGCGGTCCTGATGCTGGCGGATGAGGTCCGCCAGGGTTATCAGATGCTGGGTTGGCATGTGGTCCCTTGGTGTGGTGGTGGTGTCGTCGCTCATAAGTGTGTTGTTCCCGTCCCCATGGTGGTGCTACAGGGCGTAGCACTCATTCGGAGTCTACAAGTTCTAGACAATCAGCGTCTAGCTAATACTGTCCGCGTGCCTACCAGCACTAGACGCGCCGGAAACACCCGGATGCTGGACGACGTTCCGGCCTGCTGCTAGTGTCAGGGCGTCTAAAGATACTAGACGCACGCTTAGGGAGGTTTGGACGTGGCGGACGTAAACGTCTACATCAGGGCCATACGCAGGACGGACACGGAACCCACGGAACTGGACAAAGCCATGACCGCCGCCGGCATCAGCGCCAGGTGGCTGGGCACCGCCGCCGGCGGGATAAACCACCAGCACATCCGCAACGTGGCGGCAGGCCGGGGCGGCATCGAACGCCGCAAGGCTGACGCCATCGCCAAAGTCCTGGGCGTTCCCGTGGCCAAACTCTTCTCCCACGACGGGACGGCCGCCTGATGGACGCGCCCCACGGGTTCGGCGGATCCCTGGTCCTCGCCGCCAAGGACTACCGGCGCGACAGGGCCAGGTGGCTGGCCGCCCGCCGGTCCGGGCTGGGCGCATCCGACACCGCCGCCGTCCTGGGCCTGAACCCGTACCGGACCGGGCTGGACGTCTGGCTGGACAAGAAAGCCGGCGATCCCGTGGAGGAATCCAGCGACGCCACGGAAGCCGGGCAGCGCCTGGAGTCCACCGTGGCGCGCTGGACCGTCAGCAAATACCCGCACCTGGGCAAGCTCATCCCCACGCCCGGGCTGCTGCGGCACCCCGAATTCCACTGGATGCTCGCCACCCCGGATTTCGGGCTGGCGCCACGCGGCCGCGCCGGCGCGCAGGTGTCGGCGCTGCTGGAAGTCAAAACCACGTCCGTCAGGTCCTACAGGCGTTACTGGACGGACGGGAACCCGCCCGCCATGGTCCAGGTCCAGGTCCAGCAGCAACTGGCCGTGACCGGCCACGACATGGCATGGGTCGCGTGTTTCGTGGGCGGCGACGGCGGGCCGGGCAGGCTCATGGAACCCGTCCGCATCGCCAGGTCACCGGAAGTCATCGGGCAGATTATCGGCTACGGCGGGGCCTGGTGGGCGCACCACATCATCGAGGGCGTGCGTCCGGAACCCGTGTTCCAGGACGCGGACAAACTCGCGGCCCTGTTCCCCGCGGATGAATCCCTGGAGCCGGTCACCGCCACCCCGGAACTGGACGCGCAGCTGGCCACCATCGCGGAGGCCCGGGCGCAGATACGGAACTGGGAAGCCGCGGAGGCGCGCGCCAAGTTCGCCGTCGAAACCGCCCTCAAAGGCAGGACGTCCATCGTGTCCGCGTCCGGGGACATCCTCGCGACATGGAAGCCGCAGACCGTCCGCCGGCTGAACCAGCGCAAACTGGCCGCCGACCACCCCGAACTGCTGGAGAAGTACAAGGAACCCGTCACGGGCCGCGGTGCCCTGCGAATCACCACCCTGGAGGACTGAATGACAGAACAACAGCAGGACTCCGGGCAGGACCTCGCGCGGGCCATCGGGGACGCCCAGGCCCAGCAGGGCCGCGCCACGGCGGTGGACCTGGTCGAATCCATGGCCGGGCAGTTCGCCCGCACCCTGCCCAAAGACTTCGCCGTGGAAAAGTTCGTCCGCGACGCCATCACCGAACTGCGCCAGACCCCGGAACTGCAAATGTGTACGCCTGACAGTCTGCTGGGCGCGTTCATGACCGCCGCCCGGCTGGGCCTGGAAGTCGGCGGGCTGCTGGGAGAGTTCTACCTCACCCCGCGCAGCGTTAAAAACAAAACCACCGGCCAGCAGGAAAAACAGGTAGTGCCCATCATCGGATACAAGGGCCTGCTGGAACTGGCCCGCCGCTCCGGGCGGGTCGGCGCGCTGGGCGCGGAACTGATCCGTGAGGGCGACACGTTCCGCCGCGGCTATGATTCCACCCGCGGCGGCAAGTTCACCCAGTGGGAACCGCTGGACTATGAGGACAGGCGCGAGGTCATCGGCGTGCTGGCCTGGGCGGAAGTCGGCTCCGGTGTTCAGGACAGGTTTCTGCCGATTTCTGCGGTCATGGACCGGAAGGCGCGTGGCGCGGCGGGGGACAGGGGACCCTGGGCCACGGACCGCGACGCCATGATCCGCAAAACGGGTTTCCGTGCCCTGGTCACCGAACTGCCGCAGTCCACGGCGCTGGCCCTTGCCAGGCAGGTGGACGAACAGGTCCAGACGTACACGCCCGGCGGCGTGGATCCGGCCACGGGCGAGCTGACGCCATGACCCTGACTCTGGGTGAACTGTTCGCCGGTTACGGCGGGTTGGGCCGCGCCGTGGAACAGGTCTTTGACGCGGAATTGCGCTGGTATTCCGAATTCGACCCGGCACCGTCAGCGATCATGGCCCACCACTGGCCCGGCGTGCCCAACCTGGGCGATGTCACCGCCGTGGATTGGCCGTCAGTGGAACCCGTGGACATCATTTCGGGCGGATCCCCGTGCCAGGACCTGTCCGCCGCCGGACGCCGCCGGGGCATGACGGATGGCACCCGGTCCAACCTGTGGGCGCAAATGCGGGAAGCCATCGCGGTCCTAAAGCCGCGCTATGTGGTGTGGGAAAACGTGAGAGGGGCCTACAGTGCCACAGCCGTTAGCGATCTGGAACCCTGCCCGGGATGTATGGGAGACGCCGGGGACGGAAAGCCTGTTTTGCGGGCATTTGGACGTGTTCTGGGCGACCTGGCCGACATCGGGTATGACTGCCAATGGCGTGGCCTACGAGCTGCCGACGTGGGCGCGCCGCACGGACGCTTCCGCGTGTTCATCCTCGCCCGCCGGCGAGAGCGAACACCTGCCACTACTGCGAACGCCCCGCGCCGTGGAAGCGGACGGGGGTATGGAGTCCCCGGCGATGTGTAAGCTCCGGAATCACTCACTGCGCCTGTCCGGGCAGATAGTGGACCTGGTGGACCCGGACCAGCTGCCCCAACCGATGGACGATGTGGCGCTGCTCCCGACGGTGCGGACTTCGGACACGAACGGACCAGGCAAGCACGGGGACGGGGGCATGGACCTCCGCACGACGGTGTCACTGCTGCCGACGCCGACCGTGGGCATGACCATGGGCGGGTCGGAGGCCCGCAGTGGGGACCGGAACGGGGAAAAGCTATTGCCCGGCGTGGCCAAGGACCTGGCCGAAATGAACGGCGGCCGACTGCTACCGACACCGGAGGCGAAACTGGCCACGTCCGGGCCGGACTATGCACGATTCACCAGGCCGGGATCCGGAGGCCCTGACTTGGTCACCGCCATGGCCATGATGCCCACGCCGCGGGCATCGGACGGGGAGAAGGGCGGCCCGAATCAGCGCGGCTCCAAGGGTGACCGGACCATGCCGTCCACCGCCGTGTCCCTCGCGGACGAAAGCGGGATCCAGTGGGGCGCGTATGAGCCGGCGATCCGGCGCTGGGAGGCCATCATGGGACCCGCGCCGTCCCCGACGGAACCGAACGCCAGGGGCGCGCTGCGCCTGTCGCCGCGCTTTACCGAGTGGATGATGGGCCAGCCCGCCGGCTGGATCACGGACCCGGCCATAGGCATCAGCAGTAAGGACATGCTGAAAGCCTGCGGCAATGGCGTGGTGACCCAGCAGGCCGTCGCCGCGCTCCAGGACATGCTGGACGGCGAACCGTTCCGGGCCGAGGATGACGCCCTGCTGCTGACGCCGGACGGGGAACTGCCCGGCCAGATGAGCCTGTTGGACGGACTGGAGGGCACGGCATGAACGAGGGACAGCAGTTCCTGGAACTGGCGCAGACCATGACCGCGGCGCTGGTCGGGCTGTTCGCCGGCCTGCTCGCCGGAATCGTGCTGGCGCTGCTGGTCCTGTCGGCGCTGCGGATGCTGACCTGGTGGCGGCGATGACAGCGGAACCGTTCAGC